CGGCTTCTTTTGCATCGTCAATAGCTGCTTTCATGCCCTCAGCAAAGGTCAGCGTTTTCTTCTTCGCACCGTCCATGGCTGCCTTGATCTTCTCGGTGACGCCGGGGAACTGTGTGTACTGGTCCATCAGGGCCTGCAGCTGGGCCTGGTACTCGCCCGCAGTGATCTGGCCGGACGCAAAGCGATCTTTGAGCGTATCCATGGCTGGGGCGGCCTGCTCGCCGATAACGCGCTGCAGCTCGTCGAACGTCGACCGGGCGTCGGCGCTCCAATCCTTCCAGCTCAGCCCTTTCGTTTGATCGGCAAGACGACTTTGTAAAAGAGAGGAATAGTCGCTGTTGCTCAAAAAGCCGGCGTTATTCTGCCAGCGCAACAATTCGTCACTCTTCATACTGGAATCCTTCATGAGGCGTTGCAGTTCGTCGTAGGTGGAACGCGCTTCCTTGTTCCATGAGCCAGAGCTCTTGCCGCCAGTCTGGGCGGCAAGGCGGTTCTGCAGAATCTTGAGATAATCTGCGTCGCTTAAAAAACCGTTGCTGTTCTGCCAGCGCAGACGTTCGGCCGTGTCGTCGACGGCCATTGTCCGCGTAGGCTTGTTTACGTCAGGCGGCATGTTGGGCTTGTAGTTCGTCAGCTGCGCCTGTATTGCTTTCAGCTGGGTATCACCTTCAAACGCCGTCCCCTTGAGCTGCCCAAGCAGCTGTGACATTTTCTTGTAAGAGCTGTCTTTGAGGCTGACAAAATCAACACTTTTGACTGACGTAGCGGCCTTAAACCGTGACAACTCTTCCTGCATCTGGTTGTAAATCGCTTTATATTGACTAGCCTGTTCCAGCGTCAGCTTGTTGTTCTTTACCGTTTCAAGAGCCGCTAGCCTCTGCTTGATCTGGTCGTCGTAGGGAGTGGAAACGCGATCGCCGCTCCTGCCCCTTAGCGCATAACTGGCTAAAGCGCTTCTTTGCCGTTCTTGCAGTCCTGCCAACTCGTTTGAAAGCGTTTGAACCTGTGCCTGCGCATCCTGGATCTTTAAATCCCAGGACGTCTGCGAGAGACTCAAGACCGCTTCTTTCACGTCATTGATGCGACCTTTCAGGTTATCCACGTGTGAAGCCGACAAATCGGCGGCTTCGTCAAGCTCACCAAAAGATTTTGCTGTCGAATAAACAGCCGCCGCCAAGCCTGCGACCACCGTAAGAGCAAGAAACAAACCGCCGCTGGAAATCGCCATCGCGCCGTTGAGTCCGAGCATCGCGCCCTTCGCCGCCATCGCTCCGGCCACAAACTCCGTAAACGTCGCCGCGCCGCTACTGAGGATGCCGAACAGCTTGGAGCCGTACTTGACAAAAATAGAGAACTTTGTTACGACGCCGCCAACGACCCAGCTGATAGGTCCGATGGCGGCCACAAGCGCCGCTACGGCGACAGTGCTCTTGGTCATAGCAGGAGACAGCGACAGGAACGCCTTTGCCAACGGCATGACGTATTCTTCCGCCAGTGATATCAAAGCTTCCCCTGCCGGCAACATCGACATCCCTATATCGTTAAACATTTGGGATATCTTCTGTTTAAAAGTCTGGCTGCTTTGTGCGTCTTTTGCCAGCTGTTCCGACAGCTCAGCCAGCTTGGCCGTAAGCTCTTCGGTGCTGAGCGCACCGGAGCGGATCGCTGCAGCCAGCACAGAACCACCTTCTTTGCCGAAAACCTTCATGGCTATACTTGTGGCCTGAGTTTCGGTCGCCGCGTTCTTTACAGCATTCGCGATACTTTGGAATCCCCCAGCAACGTCCTTGACGCCGGACGCGACCAGCTGAGCAGCGGCCGTTCTGAGCCCTGACATGGCTTTTTCTGTATTGACGCCTTCGTGCTCAAACTGGCCGAGAAGCACCGCTGCCGTCTGGTAGTTATAGCCCAAAAGTCTCAGTATGTCGCTATTTTGGGCCATAAGGGCTGAAAGGTCGGCGATACCGGCACCGGTGTTCTGCGATACGATGTAAAGGTCGTTCACGGCTGCGGTTCCCGCCACTGCATCCACCTGCCAGGCATTCATGGCCTTGGCAACGGACGCAATATTACCTTTCAAATCGCCGCCGGCAAGCCGCGTCACGTCAAGCATAGCTTTGCCCATCTCTCGTAACTGACCACCGGACAACCCCAGCATAGTATTCAGGTCGGCGATCGCCATGGCCACTTCCTGATAGGATTCGGGAACGGACCGCGCAAGCTCTTTGAACTCATCCTGTAGCCCTTTTAAGGTTTTACCCGTTGCGCCGGTCCCCGTCTGGATTGTCTTAAACGCGTCCTGGACTTTCATCGCGGCGTTCATGGCGGCGGCGCCTTTTGCCGTCAAAAAGCCAGTCACTTTGGTAATGCTTTGTCCAAAACTCTGCAGGTCTTTGCCAGCACTCTTAAGCCTGTTGCTGACGACGCGCATCTGCTTCTCGAACTGCGTGGTGTCGGCCGTGATCACCACGGTCAATTTATTCTGTGCCATTGTCTCACCGCCTTTTATCTACGAAAGAGACCGCTCTCCTTTCGGAAAGCGGTCTCTCTTTTCGTTTTTCGGTCAACTCTTCAAGAAATAGTACAGCAGCACTGACGCCGCAGCTCCCAGCATCAGCAGTTCAAATACCGGGCTCATAACCACACTCGCGACCACGGCCGTTCCCAGCATTGGCATCACGCCCCTTTCTTTGTTTCATTATACGCTGCAAAAAAGGGCATGTCTACTAAGGCATGCCCTTTCTCTTGTCGCGAATCTTCTGGACAATCTGGCGATACTGTTCTTCCTTGCTCATTACCTGTCCGTCTTCCCAGATGCCGGTTAGGTCTTCTAGGGACGGAGCTTTCTTCGCCCAGACCATGAAACGGATCCACATTGCCAGACGGGCGTCGCGCCGGGCTTCAAGGAAACGATTGTACCGCCAGCCCTCGGCCATGTCGTTCAGATCAGCGAGGGTGACGACCCAGAGATCGTTGTACGTGAGGCCCAGAGGCCCGAACGCCATGTACATAGTCTGGCGCCAGTATTTGTTTCGGGCCTCCGGGGTGCCTAGTTTTTTTCCGCGGGTTCAGCATCCTCTCCGTCAGCCACTTTAGGCGTCAAACGAGGTAACACGCTCTCTTGAAATTCACGATAGCATCCGTAAGCCAACGTCAGCAGGTCCGGGCAATCTTCCAGTCCCATCGAGACAAGCTCAAGCGTGAGCGCCCTGTTGGCGTACAGAACACCGGCCCAGATGAGCGCAAGCATAGTATCGAGGCTGGCATTCCCGGATTCCATTTCGGCGCCAATTTGCAGAAAGCTTTTGCCCAGAGCGCGTTCAAGGGCGCGCACTGAGTTGAGCGGGTAGCGGACGACATATTCTTTGCCGTTGAGTTTGATGTCCATAGCTTATTCCTGCGTGCCTTTGGTGATGGGGCCTGCGCCCTGGAAGGTGACGGCTACCTTGATAGCGTCTTCGGTCGCGGCGGTGGTGTTCCATCCGGAAACGTAGGCTTCGAGAGTGTAATCCACTTTTCCGGTACCTGATCCGGCAGGGCAGATGTGGAACTTGAGTTTAGTGCCGTTAAACATGGCGCTTTCGATCGCCGCTGCGACGGTGTCGTTTGTAGGGTCGAAGATCAGGTTTGTGCTGCCGTCAGCGCTAATTTGTCCGGGCAAGTACTCCTTCCACTCAGTGCCGATGGTGCTGACGTCAATGGTGCTGCGGGAGCAGTTCAGCGTCCAGTCGGTACAGGACACCAACTTAGTGGGAACGCTTTCGATCTCTACAAGAACCTCGGAATTCTTCGCGGGAAGTTTTGTGATATCAGGCATATTTTAATGACCTCTTTCAAAGAAAACTCGATAAGTTAGGACGCCGTGCTGCCATCCGGAATCATCGTCCTTCATGACTTGTGCGTCGTCAAAGCAGTAATCCTGCGGTACGGCCGCTTCAATCAGACTCCAGAGCCTGACAATCTCAGCGCGGCCGCCGTAGCTGCTCCAGATGTGCAGAGTCACGTACATCTTGCGTTCGCTGTCGTCCAGCAGCCGGCCTTCCAGTTCCTGATTGTGGCCGATAACAACATAGGGACCGGGCTGATCCGCCGGCACCTGTCCATCGAACACTCCAGTCAGGCCTTCCACGCCGGACAGCGCGGCGTAGAGCTGTTCAAAGATGGTCGTGCGATTGCCGCTCATACTCTAAACTCCTTGTTTAAGACGACGTCCATACTGCTGGTGACGCGCTTTTCCAAGCCATCTTCCGCCTTTCGTGCCGCCGGCATGAGAAAAGGCTGTGCCTTCACGTGTTTTGTTCCGTATTCTACCGCAAAGGCATAATACTCTTTGGATCCGGCCACCTGTTTTCGGGTTTTGGTCTTGCGGAATTTTCCCGTTTTAGGATAGTCCGCCAGCACCTTGACCGTCGTCTGGGCGCTCCGGCGCCATACTTTCTTTTTGATGGACTCACGCAGCGCGCCGGTGCGCACGGGGGCAAGGCGTTTGGCTTCGTCGCGGATCTCCGCGCCAATTTTCTCAAGCTCGTCGCCCAGTGCCGTGTTCATCTTCTCCGGCAATTCCTTAAAGCTTTTGAGGAGCTTATCGCTGTCAATGAACTTCACGCTCATGGTTTATCACTCTCGCAGTCAAGATATACGCAGACGTTCACCGGATCGGGGCGCGCAGCAATCACGCGCAGGTGCAGGCCGCGGCACAGCAGGATGTCGCCCATTTGGGGGGCGTCTGGATGGTCGCGCACGGTAACGACA